TCGCAAGGACGACACGGAAACGGACTGGTACACCGGCGCAGAGCATCCCGCTGGGGCTGTTCCTGCGGCAGACGGTTCTACTTACTACTTCCCAGAGGACAGAGTTACCGATGCCCTCACGAAACGCGGTTTTAATCGCTGCCTGAATGGTTACATCCCGGAGTAAAGAATCTTACTTCACGAAATCTTACTTTTTGACCGCGAAATTTGCAATTTATCTGCAAAAATCCGGTCTTAGCCACGAAAAGCAGCTTTTTAACCACGAAATTCACTTTTTTGTGATTGAATTGAACTTTTTCGTTATCAAAACTTCAACTCATTCACTAAAACGGCACGAAATGGAGCATATTCATGGACGAAATTGAATTTTTTGCCCCGTGGCGTTTGGTCGCTGCTTTTGCGGACGGCTCCCGCCTGCTGTTCGATGGTCTGACGGAAGAACAGGCCAGAGACGCAATGGAAGCCGCCCAGGAAGAGCACGGCGACATTGGTTACTGGAACCGGGTCACGGATCAGAACTATGAGGACGGCAGGTATTACAAGACCGTCCCACCGCCGCCCTGCATCAACATCGTGGACTACGACGGCTACACTGGGCCGCTGGACGAAAACGGTCTGCCGGTAGGTCTGGCTGAACAGATCGCCCAGGCCAACGCAGAGGAAGGCCGGGATTCCAACGAGGCGCAGATCATCATCAAGCGCAACGCGCCAAAAGAAAGAGAGGATCAGCAATGAACAATACTTCCCCGGAAGCCCAACAGGCCATCGACCAGTTGAGGCGTAGCTTTGTGGACAGCTGCGCACCCGTCATGGAACAATTTCAGTTAGACCAGCAGGTGCTACGAGCAGAAGCAGCTGTGAAGCAACAATATTGCATGATGCACAGCCTTTCCCCCGATGAAGTCACTGTTTCCAGTGTTGAGGATGAACATGGTATTCGTACTTTCACCGTCACCGAAAGGCCATCCACGCAAATGGTTGGCATAACCATTACCATCCCCACAGAGTAACGAAAAGCCCGCCGGGTCGATGACCTGACGGGCTTATAGTGTTGAAAGGATTCTGTTATGCAGGAAAAACGTCACGGAACTGCCTGTTTTGTCTTGAACAAAGAGGGGCAGCTTGAACATCTTATTCAAATTGGCGGTTACACATTGCACGTTATTGTCCAGCAGCAGCTTTCGTTTGAACAGCTGGACTATGTTGTTCGTCAGTATATCGCCTATAAGCATCACGGGAAGATACCGTTAAAAGGCGTAGAAACCATCGAAGTTCCCTTGTCACACTCTATCGAATGACCGCATGATAGCATCAAAGATCAGCCGTGTCGCTTCCTTGTCCTTGAATCGAATTACATTTCCGCCGGGGGCAAACATGCAAACGTAGCCCTCTTTTTCCTTGGTGACTATCGGGCAAAAACTCCACTTGTAGCGCAGTTCATCCGTCAGCTCATCGTCAGTGCGATCATCCAAAGCAATCATGTGTGGCAAACCATCTGGAACTTTCACGGCCTTTCTTCTTGTCCACTTTCTGGCCGCTCTTTCCTTGATGATTTTCTCAATGTAGCTTTTCAATTCAATCCCGATTCCCATTTTTTAAGACCTCCGTAATTCTCAGCACATCTTTTGCGAAACGCAGCGTTTTCGTAAGATCTTCTGCGTTTTTGAAACGGACTACGTTTCCTGCGTTTGAAATCAGTTCAACGCCACCATCCGGTGCCATCCTCACGAACCGGCACAGTTCGCCCTCTTCCCGTGCGGCCTGCTGCTCTTTGGTTTTTTCGATAAAGCAGGTTTTGAGCGCGTTCTCTGCGTCACGGTATACGCTCCTGTCACTCCGCACCAGCCTATACATCCTTCCGGGCAGCACCCGAACCTTGTTTTTATGCTTCTTTCCCATAACTTTGTCCTCCTTTGCACGAAACCCGGTAGGCCAACTGCCCGCCGGGTTATTTCTATGCCTTTTTTCGGATTTTCGGGATAGTCGTGTTTGTTTTTCCACGGCCATCGGACACGATTTTGCGGAAGCGCCTGCACATGAAGTTCCGCAGGCAGCCTTGCCTATAAGAGAATGTCACCCTCCGCCCAGGCATCCGCTCGGTGCTGTCCCTCGCGCGTGTTTAACGCACGCGATAATAAAGCGGCGCACTCCGGGAGCCGTTCCAGGTTCCTTCCCAGCTGTGCAAGAGCGACGTTTCGCAGGTACTTCAAGTGCTGCACACTGTATGGAACTTTCTGCTGTACTTCGTGCCATTTTTTGTGGCTGATGTAGAACTCCGTTAAAATCAGATTGTGGCCACTGTCCAGCCGGTTCATTTGTCCTCGGATAATGTTCTGATCTTCCAGCAACACAGCCCGCTGCCGTTCCAGCTGACGTAGTTGGTCTCCAATGCCCAGTTCATCCATCCGGCAGGCCATCGCCGCCGTGCTGTCCCCAGGTGTTCCGCCGCGGGGCATTCCATCGGTGCCCATGCCCTGCATGGGGTCCACTTCATCGCTCAGTGCGGTACACTGACGGCGGATGATCTCTATCCGCTGCGGGATGTCCGCATAATATTTCAAGATTGCCTCCGCCTCGTGTACTTTCACTGCTCAGTCCTCCCAAAAAATCAAAAATCTTTCTTGAAAAGGGGTTCTCCGAAAACGGGTTCTTCACCCTTGACGCGCTCAACCATGGCACCCACGCCGTAAATGTCCTCAATGACCCGGCGCAGACGATCATAGGCAAATTCTTCTCCGCCATCGTCCACCCAGCCGAGGAACTGCTGGTAATTTTTCTTGATTTCTTCCTTCACGGCCTCAATTTGTTCAGGGGTATATTCCATTTCTTCCAGTGATTCCGCAAAGAAACGAACGATCATCTTTGCAGCGTCCCGGCGTTCAGCCAGAACACGCAGCTTTTTTTCAGAGCCTACCAGACCACCCGCCGGGAGCCAAAATTCTTCCGGCATCAGGTGGGCAGTGCGTGCTTCCAGCCGCTTGAGGGCTTCCGGTGCACCGTACTTGTCGTGATCCATGATATACCTGGATGCAGCATTGTTCATCTTCAAGGTCAGGAGCGTAGATTCTTTCTCGCCCCAGTCCCAGAGATCATGTGCCGCGGCAACTGCGCAGTACGAAACGACCTGCCCGATTGCCTCACGGTTCAGCGTCGTGCGGTGCTTCGACTTGCCGATGTTGATTTGCTGATTCACTGCATTCTGGATGCTCTGCCGGTAGAATGCTGGCATCCTTGCCCTGCTTTTTCCCATGATGAATCCTTTCCCGCCTGTTCGGCCAGGCGCTTCCACTTTCTGATTTCTTCCGCCGTATCTGGCGTGATATGCTCAATAAACCGCCAGTGCTGCGGTTCTGCCACAAGATCGATAAACATACGGCGGCGGTGGATGTAATCACGCTGCTGCCGCCGGGTGAATTTGCTTTTCACTTCCACCACCTCAACCGTGCCATCAGCATAGGTCAGCACAAAATCCGGGGTATAGTGCGCCGCCGGGAGCTTCACATTGCCGTATTCTTTTTCCGGCAGCATAGTAAACCTGCGGTGCAGCTCTACCTTCACGACCTCGCCACTCTGGACTTTTGGCAGAACAATTCCCATGTAGTAGTCATACTCGCCCCGGCTGTCAAACTCGTGTCCGGTCGATCTGGCGGCATTCACAGCGGCTTCCAACGATGCAGGTGCAGCTTTGCCCCCGCACCTTCTCTGTGCAAGCTGCTTTTCCGCCTGTGCCCGGTAGCGTGGCGGCAGGTCAGAAAGTTCCAATCTCATGCTCATGGCTGGTTTCTCCTGTTCTTCCGCCGGGTGTCCGGCTTCTTTTTCAGTTTCACGATCAGGTGCTTGGTGTTGTTCCCCGTGATGTGCTGTTCGCACTCGCGCAGGGTATAACCGGGGTATTTTTTCTCCCAGTATTCACGATCATCCGGCAGGGCAAACGCTTCGTCAAAGCGCTTGCGGCTCCATCTGGTGTCGTTCGGGCGCGGGGTTTTCGGTTTTTGCAGCCCTTGGCTCTGCCGCCAGCGCCGGATACGGGCGCGGGCTTTCGTCATGTAGGTTGTCAGGCGTTCAAAGCTGGAACAGGTCAGGTCGATAGGCTCAACTTTCACAAGTCCCATCGGCCGCCCGGTGCTGTCCCGCCACAAGTCCTTGATCTCCTGCCATGTCAGATTGCCTTGCAGGATCGCATGATGGTGGTGTCTGCCGGTAACTTTCCCGTCCTCGTCCACCACGCTGTACTCTGCAACCTGCATCCACTTGGATGCTTCTCGACCCATCTTTTTGCAGAAGCGCTTCAAGCGGCGGGTAAAATTCGTCCAGTCCCGGTCTACTTGGTCAAAATCTCCGGGTGCTGGCTGGTGGCCGTGGTCGTATGTAAACGTGACCGCCCAGTCGCTTTCCCCGAAATTCGTATAGGCCAGCTGGCAGAAATACCGTCTCGCTATCATGTCGTTATACTTCTGCTGCGCAATGGAGGTCGCCAGCTCTCTTTTGCGGCGGGTGCTCGCGGTGTGTTCCTTGTCCGTTGTTTCAAAGAGATCCACTTCTGCATAATCGGATGTTCCGAGAATGTGTTTCTGCTCCCGAATGTACCATGCCCGCACCGTTCACTTCCTCCTTCCGCAAAGTTCTACTGGGATTTTCTTTTCTGTGGACCAAACACACACGGCTTCGCAGGACAAGGGGGATACAACGCCGGGCAGGTCTTTCTAAGTTTCCTATTCCGTCAAGCCCTACAGACCCGCCCTCGTTTTCTCCCCCTTGACCCCCGCTTTCCCCGGCTTGTGTTCTCCTGTGGTCGCTAGATTAAGTTCCACATCCAACCCCCTTGCCGCCTCGTCAGGGCGGCAATTTAACGACGGGCTTGCTTAATTCTTGATTAGAGCTTGATTAGTTTACTTCGTAGTCGCCGATGCTGTTTTCTTCCGTTCTGACTTCCCAGCACTCGCAGGTGTCCTCCGGGTCAGTGAAGTCGGCACGGTTCGGAGAATTGCCGTTGAAGCATACCCAGGTGTAGCCCTCATGCCAGCGGCAGGTGCAGCAGGTTCTTTCAGGTTCCATCATCCTGTGTTCCTTTCGTCACGGTTCTAACAGTGTGTGGCAAATCGGACAGGCGTGCGGTTCCCAATCTGTCCTGTACCCGCATACCGGGCACTCATACCAGCCGTATGGAAACACACCGGTAGCGTCATAGAATTCACGCTGCCATTTAAGTGGTTTCGGCAGTGGGGTGCCGATCGCTTTCGCAAATTGGGCGGCCCGCATGGCAGTTGCAATGGCATCCCTTGCAGGTTTCAAAGAATCGTGTTCTTCCTTTTTCTGGGAGTTATCTGTCTTATCCTCCATGTCGGCCACCTTCATAAAAACGATTCATCGTTTCGCGGTACACTTTGTAGCACTCCGGGCACAGATCTCCGATTCCATGGATGTTTCTCATTTCAAGCGCCCAACCATCCAATGCTTTCTGGTCAAACACACCATCGTCGAACCGTTCCGCGAACACCTGCTTTCTGCACCGGTTGCAGATAAACATTGCTCCGTTCTGTCTCATGGTACTGTCTCCAACTTTCCAACTTCAAAATCTTCAAGGTTCGGGTGCAACTTCTTCCTCTCGATCCCGAACTTTGCCCTTGCTCAGTGCCAGAGGACCACGTTTGACGAATGGGCCAGATATGTTGTTCCGTTAATTTTGACCTGTAACTGGTCGCCTTCATAATCGTTCCAGCTATCCACCTTGCCCTCAATTACGGTTCCATCCGGCATTTTAATCTGTGCCTGCGAATATTCGTAGGTCAAATCAATTACCTGCTTGTTGCATCCCGTCATCAGCAAAACGCTTGCCGCCGCAGATGCTCCCACCATAAAAATCTTTCTCATTTCTTTGCCTCCTGCTTTTCATTGAGTTTTACTACCGGCTGCGGCTGGTCGCTGCGGTTCAGCGGCTTATCAAAGCACACATTCCATGGATCGCCCTCCGGCTTGTCATGCCATGCCAGGGCGTGGCGAATGGCAAGCCATACCTGTTCTGCCCGGTACGGCACCTTCATTACGTCTGAGGTCGGGGCCGGGAGAACGCATCTGCTGTACAGCCGTTCCATTTCTAGCAGCATGGTATTTCTGCGGCCTATCGCAACATTAAAAGCGTTTTTACGCTGTTCCTCGCTCTGAAACGCATTGTTTTCCGCGTCCGAGTAGAATTTTGCAAAGCACAAGTCTTCTGCCAGATCCCAAAACTGTCCCATGTGCAGCCGCAGATACCACTCGCAGGCCGCTTGCACAGCCTCGGCCACCGGGCGGCTCATGGTCAGCGTGATGGTCTCGATTTCGGTAGGTGCGTCATTCTTCTTCACCATAGTGCGGATCCTTTGCCCCCGGCCAGTGACGGCGCTGGCTGCGCTCAAACTTCCGGGCCATCGCTGCTGTCTGAATAGCTTCCACGGCCAGAGCAACAGCCCGGTCATATACACCCTTCGTGGAAATCTGCGGATTGTTGGAGTAAACATTCATCCACATTGCATTGAGTTCCTGACGCAGACCGTTCATTTCCCGCACAGCTTCCACGACTTCTTCTTGGATGATTCCCGCGCCCTCATGTGGCCCAGCAAACATCCGAAACTTCTTATTGGCAGCGGCCAGCTCAATTTTGACCAGCCGCTTCACGTCATTTTTTACCGCATCCATGATTAGCCCTCCGTCCGGCTCTTGATTTCGGCCAGCAGGTCATCCAGCGGAACATCGGAAAGCGAAAACCCGGCCTCTCTTTCGTCCTCGACAGAGACCAAGAGTGCAGAGGAAAAGCACAAAACGGGGCGAACACCATAGGAGTTGTAGCACCAGTAGAGGTCGTTGGAGCCATCGGTGAAGACGCCCCAGACGTAGTTGTTATCGTTGGTGTACGGAGAGCAATTCGGCGTGCCGTAAGGCGTTGCCAACCACCACGGCTCATCTACTTTCGGGATCAGTCTCCAATATTTTCCGTACCCGCGCAGGGTCAACAGACCAATCCTTACTTCAAAGATCCCGTATTCGTTCTGGCCGGTCATATCCTGAAGGTCGATTCTGAGCGGAATGAATGTACTCAGCGGAGTGCCGTTCTTTGTAAACTCTGCCAGGCAGTTACCCAGATATGGCATAATCTCGCTCCGGCGCAGATCGTTGGGGTATTCCGGTTCGTCGCCGTCGCGGAACGGCATTCTCGTCCAAATGTCCTTTGCCAGTACCAGACAGCCGTGTTCGTCTGCATCCAGCTTCACAAACTCCTTGCCCAGCGCCCTGAAGATGCCGCCAATTTTCACGTCGCCCAGAGTTACGCTTTTCAAAATCTTACTCATCGTTATTCCTCCACTAAAACCACATTGGCCCAGCTGGTTTCGTATGTTTTCCCGTCAATCGTGACTTTCACGATACGATCATTGTGTACAAATGAACTTACCTTGTCTGCCCTTCCTTTGTCCAGCAAAGTGCCATCCGGCAGATAAACATATACCGTCTTGACCGGATTTTCGCCGATTGTTGCATCCTTGACAGCTTCGCACCCGGTCAGTGTAGCGCACAGTGTAGCGCACAGTGCAGCAGTCAAGGTGGTCAAAGCCAGCAGTTTCACAGCCTTACGCATCCTCTTTGTCCTCCTGCTCGCTCAAGTCCTCTACATCGGCAACATCCTTTGTCTTTTTCACCATATCTGCAAGCTCACGCAACCCAGACTTTGCCAAAGGTTCCAGCTTTACAGGAAGTACCGCACCGCGCACCACCATACCGTCTTTGATAACATAGTAGCGGCTACCACTTGCCATCTTTCGGGCGCAGTATTTGAAATATCCGCTCTTTCGGATCTCGTCCGCCACCGGCATGATCTGCTTTGCATCCACAAAGCCAACCGTTCCCGAAATAGGTTCGATCATCGGGATCAGTTCGCATCCGCAGTACCGAATGCAAATTCTTCCGGTCACACAGTCCATTTCCCCATCTACCGTGTCGTCTAAATCCATTCCTTCGATGTGATGGAAGTCATCCGGGCAGTCATTATCAAACTCGATGTCTGCCCATTCTTTTTTGCTGATTCCCAGAAGGGTAGCCAGCTCACTTTCATTCTGTGCCTTCGGAAATCCGGTCAGCGGGAAGATTGCCGTTTTGGTTCCGATGTACAGGTCATAGGTTCTGCAATCGTCGTAGAACACTTTGTAGAGTTTGCAGTACCCATCGGCTTTAACGAGCTTTGCGATTGCTGCCAGCTTCATTTGCTTCTCCTTTCGATTTCGATAGCCTGAACTTCAAACTTTTCGTACTCTGGGTAGTGATTCTCGGCCTGCTCCTTGGCTTTTTCAACAGCCTGTTCAGCACTGGCCGCATCCAGCCGGTACGGCAGCCAACCCGGCCACCCACCAGCACCGGTCGCTTTCAGCAAAATGTAATACCTCTGCATCGGTGCATTCTCCTTTCAGTTTTGGGCAATCCCGGAGTTGAACCGGGCCGGGCCTGTTCCCATGCTCACGAAAAAGGCCGCCGCAGCGGGCTGCA